AGGCCTGAAGTAATTAATAACTTCTCTTCTACCTGTCATTTCTTTTGGATTTTTATAAAGTACAGCAGGATAATTAATTGATGCTTCTAATCCTTCCAATACTGTTTTAAATCCAAGATCTTTAAAATAATCATTATGGAAATCAATCATTAAATCCGGACCTTTCCACATTGCAGTACGGCCAACCCATCTTATATAAAAAGGATCTTGTTCATGAATTGGTTTCCATTTGTCTTTTGTGAAATTAAAACCTACACCCATATTAGTAAGCGGTGTTGTGATGTTGTTTTTCTTTGTCCATTGACCAAAAGGATTATCGACATAATGACACATAAGAACATTCATCTTAGAACAAATATCTGCTAGTCCAGCATTTCTATTTATTGAGTGTATTTTATGATCAACCTGTACTAATGATTTACGTACTTTAATTTCGTCCATCATCTTTATGAAGTTACTAATGCAATCTTCCGGATGAGATTTAGATGGAACACTCCAAACTATACACATATCCAGTTGATTGATTCTTTCAATCACTTGTGTACATGTTAATAAGTCTGGAAATTTCTTTGTTGGTTTACTTATCTGATCCCAATCAGTGCCTCTAAAATAATTTACTTTAAAATCCATTGAGTTCATTCTTTGCCACAATTTATCAATTGTAGCATATACTTCTACGCCAGGGAAAAGCTTTTGAAACTCAACTACATTTTTAGTTAAGCCTACTCCTTCTACACCTCTACCTAATAATACACCTATCTTCATTTTAAATACTCCTTCAATTCATTTATTATCGTAGGTTCAAATGATTTATCATTAAACTTTCTATTACGTGGACTTGGGTGTGGAGCAGCATAATGATTTATCCCCATTTTAGTGATATATTGTGACACAAAACCGCCTAAAGTTATAATTTTATTATAATTTTTGGTGATTTTTTGGATTATTGTGCCATCAATATCAGCCATTTTCAGAAACTCCTTGTGGTGTGCACAAAGATTCGTAAAGCTGTATATATCTACCTCACATGCATCGAGCCAACGATTTAACCTGTTAAGTGTTGGTGAACCATTCTTCATTTTATTTATGGGTGTTTTACCCGGACTATGTCCTATAACTAATACTTTATCCAATCCCATAATATACCTACCTCATCAAACATTAATGCAGAATCTCTTACTGAATCTTGCCAATTCTTTGGAACATCTTGTTCCGGTGTTACAATTCTTTTTATACCGGCTTGAACTAAACCTTTTGCACAATCATTACAAACTGGTAAACCGTAAACATACAATGTAGAATCTTTTAATGATACACCGTTTTCAGCTGCATTGTAAATTGCATTCATTTCTGCATGAACTATAAGCCTATACTTTAAAGGCCTATCATTATAATATTGTGGATCATCATCCATGCCTCGAGGAAAACCATTATAGCCTTGTGCTATGACATTACGATTTCTAACTGCAACGCAGCCAACTTGTGTTGATGGATCTTTCGACCAAGTAGACACAAGTTGAGCCATTTCTAGAAATCTTTTATCCCATTTATTTGACAAGATGAAAGTGCCTTTCGTATACATGCAAGTTTTGTACTTGCCAGATTATATCACCAACTTTTAATTCTGGTGTACCATCTTCTTTACAATCGTTATAGTCTTTTACAATTTGTTCTAAAACATAAAGCTGCCAAGCATAATCATTTTTGTATCCAAACACAACATCGTTTGAGCGCATTTGTACCACGGACTGTAAGTAATTATCGCGTATGTAATAAGTAACGGCGTTAGTACATATAAAATCATTTTTACCATCTTCATTATACTCCATCCATATACTTGGTCTTGTGTAAATCATTGAAGCTCTACGGCCATCTGGATTTGTTAGTAATTCATCAAGCACTTGACCATATTGATGATGATACTTATCAGAATAAATTAAATGGCCATAGTTAGAATTGATTTGACCGAATTGATTGGCTGAAGCTTTCCAAGCTTCAGGTACATTTCTATTATAAGTTTCCGGAATCCAATTAACATTTGTTGATTGGCTTTCGTACCATGCTTTTTCAATTGCTATATATTCTTTGTTTGGTGTACCAAATATTGCTGGTTGATCGGCAAAGAAGCTGGCACCGATAAGTTCGATAGTTTTTTGACCGGACCTATCCATAACAAAATCTTCTTTAGCCAAAGCATTAATGAAGTAATGTTTTATATCGCTTGTATTTTCTTGTATCATTTTACTGCCCTTCCTCTTACACCAGAGAAACCTCCGTTAGTGCTGGCTGTTGGCTTATTAAACATATCTCTACCAGATTGTTGGCCGTCCATTTTACCACGCATATATGATACTGCAAATGATGCGTAGTTAATCATATCTTTGTAAGTATCTTCGAGTGATTCGAAGTTTGGATCATTACCTGATTCAATTAATGATGTAGCACGCATAAGTTTACCGATGATAATATCATGGATTGTATCCACACCTCTACGGTAATGCATTGCTTGCGTTACATTAGAACTATCACTTTGATAGTCTTTTGATTTTTTAAGTTGTAAGTCCATACATTCTTGTAAGACTGCAACTGATTCTTTTCTATCAATTATTGCCATTATTTACCTCATCTCCATATACAAAATGGTTGTTATCTAGATCTATTATACAATAGTTTAGTAAGGATGTAAACATTTTATTTACATTTATTCCACACTTAGATGAATGTCTAGGCTCTGGCATGATTTCAATCTTTTTAATCTTGCATAAGCCATATTTAGTTTCAACAACATCACCGACCTCGTAATAACGGGTTGCAGAACCATGTTCGTCTGAGGCGGCTTGGCATCTGTGTAGAATTTTTATAGTCATATTTAGCTCCTAAGAAGTGCGGGGAAAAGGGAATAACCCCGCACCTCCAGAGGGATTACCTATGCATTGTGTGGTGTAAATGCATTGTCGCCTGTATGTCTTGCGTGACTACGCACAACCATAGCACCGATAGGTGTGCCAGTAGAATGTGTGCCTGTCTTAGCAAGAACAACACGGACGTATCTTTTTCCGCCGACATAACCGACACGGAAAATGCCGCCTGTTGAGTCGGGGTTACCCCCTGCTGTCCCGTCCAGCTTCAAAAAGATACCACCTGAGGCGATAGTGCCATCAATAATTCCTGCCTGTGCTACGTCAGTATATGTTGAATCATCATCAGATTCCTCTAATGAAACTTCGAAATATACAGAGCCAG